GTGCCAGCCCCTCCCCCATTTGTATAATCAATCTCGATTACGGTGGGAGTGGTCACACTCATATAAACATCAGTTTCGCCACTCGCGTCAAACAGTGGCGAAATGTCCGCGATCGCCGGATTGGAAGTAACGATCGCTCTTGTTTGCACATTGAGAAAGCGATCGACAAAGGGATCTACTCCGCCTTGGATACCTGGCGAACTGTTGTCAACACCACCCGTAAATAGGTTGTTTGCAAACCAAATCTCGCCCGGGGGTTTAACTGACATTGACGTTAGCCCGATCGCATTCCTTGCCCCCACCTGATCCGCCGCGCCCAACAGGTTATCGATCGTGGCACTGGTAGCCACGATCTCTGCCGTATTCGCCCCAGTGGATTTGATTAATCCCACGGTTGCCAATGCCCCAACGGCTTTGATTTTAGCGTTAGTAGATAGTGTACCCGCCGCTAATGCTAAACTACTATCAATATCAATCACTTCAGGCGATCCGGCTGCTGCTGTAGATCGTCCCAATAACTTGCCCGTCGCCATATCCACCAACTTGGCAAACGTTACGGTTTTGTTGTCGATCGTCCATGTGCCGCCGCTATTACTAACGGTGATATCGCCCTTGTCACCATCGGCAATGGTTAATCCGCCACTGACAGCGCCCGCGAAGTCAACCGGATCAGACCACACATCGGAGTTAGCAATACAGATTTTTGAGATTTTATAATTTGTGCCATTATCGACAACCACACACCACAGCTTTTCCCCGACCTTAGGCGTAACGCCTAATGTTTGGGGTGCCTGATCAGAAATTACAATCTGATTATCAGCCATTCGTCACCTCACTCAATCGGCAATCCGCACCAATCGCAATGGGCAGATTATTCGATTCGATAATCTTAATTAGCTCTTTACGCTGGTCTTTATTTGGTGCCGTTTCTAGCCCATCCAAGCATTGATTCCACGCATTCAGCACGTCAGGTACACTCAGCGCCGGATACATCGACAACAGCCGATTCAACCGTAATACATTTGTGATATTACTCGGTTGGGCAATCATTTCATCCAGTGACGATGCGGTAAAATCAATGATGAATTTGCCCCAATCGGGATACTTGGGTGGTGCCATTTCGGCTTTTGTTGCACCCTCAACCCAGCGACCATTTACATATCGAGGGCGATAGAAGCCCGCATTACCAGGGATTAGATCCTTCACGTAATCGACGCTATCGATACCAACATGAACCCACACGCCATCAACTAAAGATGGGTCGATCAACACGTCGCATAGGTAATAACCATCATCATCGATTTGACGCACCATGATCGAATCGGGCATCGGTGGGATGATAATTTCCGGTGGCTGCCACCCAGTGCCATCCCATCGATGTGTAATATCGTCAGGTGCATCGGCATCGATTAAATCACTATCAGCGATATACTCAACCTGATATGATTTATCTTCCAACTGTGTGATCGTGGGTGACACTTCGACAGTTTCCAGCCAGTTACCCGCCGTGTCAATCCGTTGATAGGTTTTATTTTGAATTGTGTTCATGATTAGGTGATCGGGAAGGTCATGTTGAGGTCAATGTTCAGGAACGACGTGCCTGTAAAGTTCAGTGTAGCATTACCGTTAGTATCAAAAACGACAGCCATGGCAATCAGTTCACTAGCAATACTAAATTTTGAAAACTGGGTGTTGGGGCGAAACCCGACAGGTAGGTTAAACAAAATCTGCCCCGTTACAGGAGCGGCATTAGAAATCTGCCCTCGGATCTGCACGTCACCCGTACTGAGTAATCGATATTGCGCGGCTGTCACCCATCCATTTTGTGGAGTGATTGAGAACCAGTTGCCATGTGTCGCTAATGCGCTTCGGACAAATGCCGTACTCGCCGCTGCTGTACTGTTGGTACCCGCCGCTAGGGTCGGGACTGTGACCACACCTGTTAGTGTGGGGTTATTAGCGGTAATAAATCCCCGGTTTGTTGTATCGGCCACACCGTCTACAACCCACGCACTATTCGCACTATTCCGTCGCCGAATCGTCGCTGGTGTAGTGCTGGTATCTTCCCACTCCATAAAGGGGTATGTCGTTGTCGGTGCTACTGATCCACTGTTGTGAGTAGCAATCGCCGATAACACCTGGTTTAACTCTGCCCGCAATGCCGCAGGTGTTTGGTTATCTAATACGTAGTCTGTCGATTGTGCCATATATTTTTAGTTGAATCTTGTGCCGTAACCCCGTGCTACCCAATCAAAATCTTTTTGAATTTGCTGATTCTCATTGTTGAAGATGACAACAATGAAGCTCGCTGTCGAGACCGATACAACCCTTAACACCTCACCAGGATTAGGATTAACGATTGTTCCTGTGAGCAAGGGCGGTGCGCGGAACGCATATTCAAAAGTGACAAGACCGGAACTTGTCGCCCGCCCTTGCTCGGCTCGATCAGCCATATCCAAATTTATCCGTAACTGATCGATCAAGACATTGGAAACTGAATTAGTCGCACTCAGTATTGCTCGGAATCGGAACGCCCACCCACGATATTCCCCCGGTGTAAACCGCTGCCACGATTGGAAAGTTGTACCGTCTAGCGATCGCGCATATTCAAGAATCACCGACGCTTTCTCCGGTGATGACTGATCCCATAACCCCGTCAACGAATCAATCTGTCCAGGCAACGAGTCAATCAGCACATTAGTGTTTGTACTACTAGCACTTAGCAAAGCTGTTAATCGACTGTTAAATACACCACCTAAATTAATTTGATTAGCGAATGTATACGTCCCAGATAACACGTTTTCAACCGCCGTATCGCCATCCCATAAACCAGTTAGCGAATCAACGTTACCAGGGAGTGCGTCAAAATTACCCGCTGTTAGTGCGTCAACTGTGCCGGATAAACTATCCCATAATCCCACTAAACCATCAATAAAACTGTTAGGAGAAAGGCGCAGTGTACCATTCTCGACAACTACATTACTACGTGTTCCTGCGAATGCAGAATCTTCAACGATGCTGATAATGCTGTTATTTTTAGATCGACTTGACGACTCGGATACAAATGCGGCAAAGTTATTTGATTGATTCTTCGTGGAATCAATCGCTTTGATCATGTATGTACCATACTCGTAAACCACGGACGTGGAAGTCGCGGCACCCGACACATAATCTAATTCAAAGCCATCACTCCAGTTTGCACCCGACACTTTTGGCGTGAATCGGATGAGGAATTGACCACCCGCCCTTACGTCAAGATCGGGCGATTCATCCCAGCGCAATTGAATGTACTGATCGACAACAACACCCGTAAAGTTCGTTGGCGCGGCTGGGGGTTTTGTCAATCCATATAATTCCGTAATCGATTCCGTATATTCCGATCGCAGTCCCAAACGGTTTACCGCTTGCACTCGAAACGCATACCGTCCTGGCAAAAAGTCATCCAGTTTAACGAATGTCGCTCGGGTCGCGGGCAGAACAACATATCCCAAACCGTTGTTAATATCCACCCGCTGATACTCAACGTTATAACGATCCACCTGACTACTAGCGGAGCGTGTCCAGGCGACATCTAAACGAATGCGTAAACCAGCGGCCCGTGATTCATACAGCGATTCAGCAAACGCTAACGACGATGGTGGCTGGGGTGGTTTGGTAATGTCACCGATCACCGATGTGGGAATTACGTCAAGCGCTAAACCCCGTTCGATCGCGCTATACTTGCTCGGGTTGTGCTTAGTGGCGGTGACCGAATATTGGTGAGTATCCGTCTCGCTCACACCAAACACCCGCCAGCTTTCACCCACTAAGTCCGGCGTTTGGAGCATCCAAGGCGTATTGATCAACAACGTCGGATCAACCGTACCCCACCCATTGAGTAGCGTTACCACAGCATATCCGGCTGGGTTTTCGGTGATCACACTAACGTTATATGTGATCTGTTTTGCCGTGGCTGGATTGACAACGGATAGGGTGTCTTGTCGGTTTGCCACTACGTCTAGTTTGCTGTAGAGTACATCCAACGTCACGTCATTGCCGACAATCTCAACAATCCGCCCCGTCTGTCTACGTCCCGAGCGTGTGGGGTCAATCGACCGAATCACCTCACCGGGACGGCAAAACATCCCGTCCGATGGGACACCGAAGTTAATTACCTCAGTCTCATTATTTTCGGTATACAACAGCCACTTGCCGACTCTAGCCGCTTGACCCCGTGAGTCACAACCAAACGCCGTTACGGTCGTTTCATGGTAGCCATACCGCGCGATCGCTGGGAGGTCTTGAACAACCTCTACCTTCTGTTTATGGAAGTCAGATTTATCGAGATAGGTAACAAGCACAACGGTATGCCGCGCCTTTGAGCCTGTACCAGCATAGTTAAAGTTGGGTGTGGTGATCTGGCCCTGATCATCCACTTCCTGCAAGGTGTTTTCTTCACCGTAAAATCTTGTGTAGTTGGTTGGTGCATCCTGTGTTGCGGTGATTAATCCATTTGCCCAGTAAACCATCCCCCGGAACGTTGACGCTAACGTGTTCAGTACGTTGTATGCGTCATCAGCCGATTCAATGTAGGCATTGCAAACGAATCGCGGTTCAAAGCCGCCGAAGCCATCGGGGACAATCTCATCGCAGTATTGACCAATGCTATAGAATGCCGCTTTATCCAGCAACGCCGCGTCCACCTGACGTCCGCACCCGTTTATGTCGTCTTTAACGAGGTAATAGAACAACCAAGCTGGGTTGTTGGTGTATGCCCGCTTAAAGTTACCTGACCAAATTCCCGTATAGGTGCGAGTCACCGGATCATAATTATCCGGCACGTCGCAGATCCACCCGCCTAAATCCACACCCACAGGCGGGATATTATTAAATTGCTCCGCATTCAGACCGATCGCTAACGTCGCCGTATTCACGTAGGCAATCGAAGCATTGACGATCGATGTGTACGATTGCCACACCAATTCGTCTTGCACCTTAGAGCTATTAGAATCCGGTGTGAGGCGCGTTACGCTGATCTTGTAGTTAGTCCCCGGTTTATACAGGGGGATGCGGTAGGACTGCTCATAGGGGCCGGAGGACTTACCGTCGAACGCATCGTTTAGGACGTTGTACGTCGGGCCGCCATCCACCGATAACCCAATGCTGAAATCAACCCGTGTTCCGACGGCCCCCTCTTTATCGTCATACCGTTGCAATGAGCTAACGGATAATCGGACAACAACCGCGTCCGCATTTGCGTCCGATAATGTCCGATTAATCGTACCCGCGACCGATGACAGTTTGACGCCAACCCCGAACTCGCTGGCAATGTCCGTAAACCCGGCAATCGGTGTTTGGAAGTTTGTACCCGTGCGATAGTCAATCGTGACGTCCTTAAAATTAAACGTCCCATCCGCGTTCTGGATCGGCTGATTATCCAGGTAGATCCGCTTCAGAGGCTCCGCACCCAAACCGTCAATCTCACCCGCCGCCATCGCATACAAAACCTGCGCCCGTGACGATGACCGCAAAGAATTTGGCGTCTCTTGGGGGCGACTACCGGCCCCGCCTTTACCGCCACCACCGGAACCGAGATAAGCATATTCGGTTGTAGGGGTTAGTAATGCAGGCATTAATACGCTTTAGTATGTTAGTACCATTATACCATATGTTAGCATAAACTAGGCGATGGGTGGAGTTTAGCGTTAGCCTGATCAACCCAATGCGGATCGAGTTCAATGCCGATGAATTGCCGCCCTAGCTTTTGAGCCGCGATTAATGTTGACCCACTTCCGGCGAATGAGTCCAGCACGATCGCGCCTGGGTTAGTGGATGCGCTTATAAAGTCCACCCATATCAATACAAATATACTACTATTTAATAATAACATACTGAACACCCTGTAAACCAGGTCTTTCAGCCACATCATGTCATGACGCACCCTGTAGTGACTCCACTGTTAGTGACGTTTTAGCTGAAACGCTTATATAGTAGGACTTTTGGTTAGGCGTCCATTAAAGTTGTAGTAACTATTTGTTATACAAGTCTAATGGACGCATCCTGTAACAGCGTCACCGTAGGGCTTTCACTTTCAGGGTGCATCCTATAGGGGTTGGCACTGGCATGATGCACCCCTGAATGGCTGTAACGCCTGGTTTACAAGCCTTGTAGAGTTCTGACGTGGCGCATCATGCTGGGACGGTCACCGACGATGCGACTGTGTTTGTTGTCATTTGTGGGGTGCAAACGGCTGAAACCCCTGTAAACCAGGACTTCCAGAAAAACCACACGACCCCATCACAGCCTACCGACAATCACCGAAACGCCTGGTTTACAGGCGTTACAGCCTACCAAGCGCCGATCACGTTAGTCCCGGGCGGGGAACTGACGATATAGGTTGCCGTGGCGTAAGATCTCAGTACAGCGGGCGGGATGACTAATCGTTCATTTGCCGTCAACGATGCCGATAGTACCTTTGAACTGTCCAAGACGATATATTTTCGACCGAGTAGCAATGGTACAGGGATACCCTGTGTGGCGGTTCCCCCGGCTCGGTCAATGAGTGCTGAACTATCATCCTTACCATCCTTATTCTTCGGTTTTGGTGCCAGTAGTTGGCTGATACCGGATAGCACTAACGACGCACCCAGTAAACCAAGGGACGTACCCCCACCAACACCCGCAAATGGTACAAGCACCGCCACACCGATTAGGGCGATACCGAGCAGTATTTTGCCAAACGAACCCCCCGAACCGCTGATCATCGGGGCAATCACAATCACGTCGTCATGCACATGGTTATCCAACTCATCTACGTCGTACCCCTCTGGTTTACAGGGGTTGCAGACTCTAAAGCCATCGTATACACTACCGACGTTGGAGCTATCAATCATAAACTGCGCCATCCCATCAATCTGGCACGTCAGCAATCGGATCGCTTCCGATGCCGTGTTTACAGCCAGATCGTACTCCCTTCCGAATTTTCTGCCCAATTCACCGAGCAATTTCACTTTCATTGTTTTTATGGTATACTTGTACCATCATTATACCATTTTTATAAATGTCCCGGAACCCGCTGAAAACGCTTGTATAATCCTGTAAACCAGTTGGAGAAACTCAAAAATGAAACGTTTTGCTTCTATTATCGCGATCGCTGCCTTGTCCCTGCCTTTGGCTACGTCGGTGAGTGCCGATGAACTTGACTATGCGTTGGCGTATGAAGCGAAAATCGCCGATACTATGGAGATGGTTCGGAAATATGACTTTAAGGGATTCCAGGCAGCGCGACGATTAGAGTTCCGACTTAATGTAGACCGGGAGTATACGTTGAACCTTGCGGGCAGACTTAAAGCTGATATGTGCAAAGTTGGTGATGGTGAGCCGTTGACTAATCATCTACGCGACAAGTTCACATTTCTAAAATCACGATATGCAAAACTACCAGCTACAGCCACAAATAAGCTAAATCATTCAGCTGACATAGAAATGCTTCTCACGCTTACAAATATTCCTTGTGACAACTAAATGATCTCTATCCCCTATCAATTCATCGCCAAAGCCTACACTGAGGTTCTCGGACGGACACCCCAACCGTCCGAGCTGGTACAGGCGCATAACGCCTTTATTCCCCAAGGCTGTACTTACAGCAGCGTCAACAATGCCGTTGACGCTTTTTTGCTGAGTCCCGAGTTCCAATCGTTAAACCTAACCAATCGTGAACGGGTACAGACGGCTTATCGGTTGATGCTCAATCGCGATCCGGATGCGGGTGGTTGGAATTACTTTGCCGCGTTGCCATTTCGACAAGTGGTAAGCGTCATCAAGCAAACACCCGAGTATAAACAATACGTACTCGCACTATGCACAGGCAAGTCGGTGCGTTTCGGTGCCGTACCGATCGATGCTGCCATATCGGACGCTGGTTTACGTCAACAATTAGCCACGGCAACACCAGGACAAACCATCACAGTCAGCGGTAGGATTGCTGTATCCTCTCCCCTCAATATCCCCAACGGTGTGACTTTGCAAGGTAAACCGGGACATTATGCCGCTAGTGCGACGTTGCTGCGTCAGAGCGTGTTCTATGGGCCTCTGGTGAACGTTACCACTAACGCTACTCTGAAGCACCTAACGGTTGATGGGCGACGGACTGACATCGGATACGCGCAAGGCTCGCCGAATATTGAGGTGATCGGATCGGGTGCAACCGTGACAAATGTGCGATCGCAGAATCCCGCAGGTTGGACGATGTTATTTTGCTCACCTCACTATGGGTCGGTTGCCAACGTGACGATCGAACGGAACACCATGATCGGCTATGGTACCAGCCGCGATGCGGTAAACGGTAAGCCGGGATGGGCCGATGGAATTTCCGTTGCCTGCGATAGTGCTAGCATTGCCGGGAACAATATCATCGATGCCACCGACGTAGGTTTGATTAGTTTCGATCCGTACAGTCGTGGGACACGTCATCAGTATT